CTAATTTTTATCGTTTCACTTTTAACTTTCTCACACTAATCATCAACGGACACTCCTCTGGGGGTGACTATGCGTATGGATAAATTAACCAATGTAACTTATGGAACCGCAGGCTTAACGGCATTTTTTGCCAGTCTCTCATTATATGAATGGGGATTTGTTATCGGGATGGCGTTTAGCATGGTTCTCGGTTTAGCCACTTATTTTATGACTCGTCGAGAGCAACGAAAACGCACTCAATTATTTGAAGAGCTTGTTCGTCATGTTGACCCACAAAACCCAACTGAAACATTAAAAAGACTTGCTGAATTAATGGTGAAAGCGCCAAAGGATATTTAATGTCTCTCAAACAGAAAATAGCGGCGCTAACAACTGCGGGAGCAACAGCCATCGCATTAGTAGTAATCGCCCATTTTGAAGGTGTACGTTATGAACCTTATCGTGATGTGGCGGGTGTTCTAACGGTTTGTTATGGGCATACAGGCAAAGATATTATTCAAGGTAAGAGATACACACAACAAGAATGTGATGCGTTATTACAAAACGATTTTATTAAGACACAACAGCAAGTCGATGCATTAATCAAAGTACCACTCGATGACTACACTAAAGCCGCTTTATATTCCTTTGCTTTTAATGTAGGTACAACCGCATTTTCTCACTCAACATTACTCAAGAAACTAAACGCTGGTGATAGAGCGGGCGCCTGTGAAGAAATAAAACGTTGGATATATGCAGGTGGAAAGGTTTGGCGAGGGCTTGTCAGTCGTCGAGAGGCGGAGTCAGCACTATGTCATGGAAATCTTTAATCATCATTATCAGCTTTATCCTTGCATTACTCATTACAGTCGCTGGTGGCATTTATCTCTTGATTGATAACTCATGTACTAAAGACCAAGTTAGTTTAGAAAAACGTTGTCAGATTGCACTCTCATACCATCGGTACTAATCATGAAATACGGGAAACTCTATGCCGTCCTTGCGATGGTAAGCATTATTGTGGGTGGCTATTGGGTGATTAACAGGCAAGCTAACAGAATCAATCTGTTGATAGAAAAAAACAAAGAACTAACGATTGCACTCGAAGAACAGAAGTCTATTAATACTGATTATCAAGCACGCATAATGCGATTAAATCAGTTGGATATTCAATATACGCAGGAGCTAGCGAATGCTAAGAATGAAATTAGTCGCTTGCGTGATATTAGTGAGCGTCATCCTGAGCGGGTGTATATCAAAGCAGAGTGCCCAAAAAGCAAAACCACTCCCGCCACCAGCTTGGCTTATGCAACCACCGCCCGACCTACTGACACCGCTATCCGAAATTATTGGTTACTCCGAGAACGAATTGCAGAGTCAGAACAGATGATTAAAGGGTTGCAGAATTACATTAGAGTGGAGTGTGTGAACTAAAAAAAAGCCCTACGTAGAGTACGAGGGCAAAACTGAAATTTGTCGAAAAAATATCAATCTTAATAAAGATAGCACTTATAAGTGAATATACCTATAGTGCGGCAAAAATATTATTTTAATAAGTGGTTACAATATACTTAACATTAATTTGCTAAATAGTTTTAATAAGTCAGATGGAATGATTCTTATTTGTGTTTTTGTTTTCTTTTAAAAAAGATATTTTTTGTGATAAAAATAAGAATAATAATATTAAATGGTAACTATAAGGTTATTTAATTATAAGGGTATTTATGTTCAATCATGGCATGAAAAAATTTTTCTTTAGAATTTGATGCCATTAAACCTTGGTAAATACTGAATGGTACTTCCTTATATCGATATTGTTCTCCATGTTTACAGTCGATTTCTAGCATTTTAGTTTGATAATCGTAAGCAACAGAAATAATTTTAGATGATGCAATGTAAATTTTGTCCATTAGACTAATCACTATTAATAAAAATAAAATGGGATAAAATAAAAGAGTAAATAAATTTTTACTTTAGTAACTTTTAATATTAGTAAAAATATTCAACTTATTTTTATATAAAGAAGAAATATGAGTTAAATTTATTATTTGTGTGAAGCTTCTCACATTAGAGATGAAAAATAAGTTCCAGCATCACGCATGGACAAAATTAAATAAAGAACTTCTCAAGAGGAATATAGTGATATTAATTCAGTATCGCTTTGTTAAGCAAATAAGCGAATTGAATACTTTCAATTGTTTTTTTAATTAACTATTGAATACAAATAAAATAACCCTGCGAGTTTGAGTTTACCGTGGGGCTAAATTTAAGCGAAAAATAAATACCTATAAATCATACCGCTACTCTTATTTCAATGCCAATAGAAATAGAAAGCGTCGCGTTGTCGCCGTCTCCTATGTTAGCCATGACCTATTTTATTTCTCGATAGAGAGTGCATAGTGAGAGTCAAAAACAACGAATACCACCGTTTTGTTATTTTTCGGTCATTATCAGCAACGTCAGCTGTAGGTAGAAGAAGGGGCGTGACGATGGAGAGACATCAATATATTTAATTCTACAAACGTCATTTATTTAGTGACGTATATGGATAGCCATCAGTTAACCGCTGGTGGCTTTTTTTATACGCATTTCATCGCTCATTCACAGAGCAATTCAAAAACGTCGAATCCAATCACTTTGATATGAGCCTTCGAGAAAGTCAGTTATAGCTGGCGAGCTTCGACGGGCTGATTTTCTATGTGAACGAGGGTTCATTTCAAATGAAGGTAATACGTTATGCAATATCCAAGAGTAAGTATTAATGGTGTGTCTGTCCGTGTTGATAGTGAAGGTAGATATAATTTAAATGATCTTCATGCGGCCGCTGTTGCGGATGGTAAAGCAACGGAATCACAAAGGCCTGGTGCATTTTTGAAAAGTCGTCAAGTAAGGCGATTTGTTCACGCTTTAAGCGATGCAACAAAAAGTGCATCGGTTAAAGTGATTAAAGGTGGACTCAACCAGGGAACTTGGGCTTTAGAGTTAGTCGTTATTAGATATGCAGCTTGGTTAAAGCCAGAATTTGAAATCCTTGTCTACAACACGTTTAAAGAGGCTACGAGGAAGGGATTAGATGTCATGTCTAAGTTGAACAAGCTAGATCATGTCATTAATACCGAAACTAAAAATATAAGTAACTGTGCAAGAACGATGGCTAACTGGGGAGTTGGTGGTAGAAAGCAGTTACTACTAACAGCGAGGGAACGAATTCTTAAAGAAGCTCAAATCTATATTCCTGGTATTGAATAGCGTTCCTTAAAATTGAGGATATTGATTTAATTAATATCTAACGATGAATAGGCCCTAATGGCTTTTTTATTGGAGTTTATTATGTCAAACAAACAGATTAATTATGAGGCAATAGGTCATTGTGTTTACTTGCAAAAAGAAATATCGCAGCTAATTGAAGAGAGAAGCAACCTATATAAAGAATTCATAGCGATTTGTCATTCAGGGCAATTTCCTTATACAGATCCAAGAAACACAAAAATCATCGATTTAAATAGTATTGATAAGCCAGCTAAATTGCTAAAAAAAATACATAAAATAAATCAAACTATCATCACACTAGCAACCACTCATAATCAATGGGCGGATAAGGCTGATTATGAACATTATGTTATTAGTAGCGATAATTCTTTAGGTTTTAGTACGTCTAGTGACGTTATATTCAAAGGAATTATTACCTGCAATAAGCAATCATCAATAGAAGCTGATGTTGTCAGAAACAAAACATGAAAAAACGCAATGTCTATGGTGGTCGCTGGGCAAAGGTACGATTAGCATTTCTTAATGAATATCCACTTTGCGTCATGTGCCAAGAGCAAGGACGCATTACTGTTGCCACAGTAGTTGACCACATTATTCCGCATCGTCTTAAAGAAGCGCTTGAATCAGGTGATAAAGAACGTATCGCAAAAGCTCAGGCCTTATTCTGGGACACAAAGAACTTTCAAAGCTTATGCGAACTGCATCATAACTCAACCAAACAACGTATCGAAAAGAGTGGCAAAGTCATTGGCTGTAATGCGGATGGCATTCCACTCGATCCGAACTCTCATTGGAATAAATAACGATGTGTAATCAAAAACAAGTGAAGTTATCCAAGCTATTTTGTGGCGGTCGCTTCGTTGGTCATGCATTAAGTGTTGATGGTGAGTTGTTAAGTAATCAAAAGTTAGTTGTTCTTCCACCCGCTGATGGATTATGTAAACAAGTTGATATCTCAGTCACACTGACATGCACTAATGACATGATCATGAATGCACCCGATATCCATTTGAAATAATTCTAAATTGAAATAACAACGGGTGGGGGCGGGGTAAAAGTTCAAACACTTTCGCCCTGATTACCTAGCGCCCTCATTTGTGTGCACAACCGCGAAATGAAAAGTTTTTTTCTGGGAGGTTCCGATGGCAGGAAGACGCCCGAAACCGACCCACTTGAAGGTGGTCACCGGTAATCCGGGAAAACGAAAACTCAACGATAAAGAACCCCAACCTAAACGTGAAATTCCAAGCCCACCCGAACATTTAACGGATTGGGGGAAAATGGCGTGGGCAAAATTAACCTTATTACTTGATAGGATGGGCGTTTTAACTGTGGCTGACACGCTGGCATTAGAACGGCTGTGTGATATCTACGCCGATATTCTTCAATTGCGAGACACCATTGCCATTGAAGGTCGGACATACACTACAAAAACGCAATTAGGGGATTTTTTAATTAAAGCGAATCCTGCCGTTGCCATGTTAGCTGATGCAGATCGCCGTTTTAAAAGTTATTTAGTCGAGTTTGGTTTAACCCCCGCCGCTCGTTCGAAGGTGAAGATGGATGGTGGAGAAGAAGAGGAAGATCCGCTCAACCAATATTTCGGTTGATCCGGCAACGCAATACGCGCAAGACGTGCATCAAGGAAAAATCTTAGCGGGGCCTGATATTCGTCATGCATGTGCGCGTCATCTTAAAGATTTAAACGAAGCCGAGCAACGAGGATTAGTCTGGGATGTCGAGGCCGTCAAAAGAGTGATCGATTTTTTCGCGAAAGTCTTAAAGCTCAATGGCGGGGAGCATGAAGGAAAACCGTTTATTTTATTGCCTTGGCAATGCTTTGTGATTGGCTCCATTTTTGGCTGGAAAATGACTGATGGTACACGCCGGTTTCGCATGGTGTACGTTGAATCAGGCAAAGGTTCAGGAAAATCACCGATGGCAGGTGGCGTTGGGTTGTATTGTTTAGTCGCTGACAGTGAACCGCGCGCCGAAGTGTATGCAGCAGCTACGAAAAAAGACCAAGCCATGATTTTGTTTCGTGATGCGGTGGCGATGGTTGATCAATCTCCCGCATTAAGTCAGCGGATCACCAAATCAGGCGGAACAGGTAAAGAGTGGAACTTGGCTTATTTGAAAACAAGTTCATTCTTTCGCCCGATTAGCTCAGATGATGGGCAATCAGGGCCTCGTCCCCATTGTGCGCTGATAGATGAAATTCATGAGCATAAAAACAATACCGCCGTCGAGATGATGCGAGCGGGCACAAAAGGTCGGCGGCAAGCCTTGATATTTATGATCACCAACAGTGGCCATGATAAAACCAGTGTGTGTTATGACTACCATGAATACGGTCGAAAAGTCGCCGAAGGCACTATCGAAGACGACAGTTTCTTTTCCTATATTTGCTCACTGGATGAGGGCGATGATCCCTTTAAGGATGAATCTTGCTGGGGGAAAGCCAATCCGTCACTGGGTTACACCTTTTCTGATCGCTACTTACGCGAGCAAGTGACACAAGCCCGAGGTATGCCCGTGAAAGAAAGCATTGTGCGTCGGCTTAATTTTTGTCAGTGGGTGGATGCTGATAATCCGTGGATTAACAGTGAAACATGGATGCAGTGTGAAAACACGTTCACATTTGATGATCTTCAAGGTGAAGAGTGTTATGGCGGATTGGATTTATCGGGAACCAAAGATTTAACCGCATTAGCCTTGTATTTTCCTCGTCTCAAACGTCTTTATGTCGAATTTTGGACACCCAAAGACACCTTATTGGATAGAGCGAAAACCGACCGAGTGCCTTACGACTTATGGGTAAGGCAAGGTTTTATGCATACGACGCCAGGGAATGCGGTGAGATATGAATTTGTGGCAGAACGTATTGCTGAAATGGCGATGCGCGTCAACATGAGAGCCATTGCCTTTGACCCTTATCGAATTAAATACCTTGAACCCAAACTCGATGAGGTGGGGGTGACAGTTCCTTTAACTCCGCATGGACAAGGATATTACAAAGCCAAGGACTCAGGGCTATGGATGCCACATTCTATCGAACTGTTTGAACAGCTAATTGATGACAAGAAGATTGAGATCCACACCAATCCTTGTTTGAGATGGAATGCCGCATCCGCTGTGCTTGAGGCTGACCAAAAAGATAACCGCGTCTTTGCCAAGAAAAAAAGCACTGGTCGAATTGATGGTGTGGTGGCATCAGCAATGGCGATTGGTGCTGCGGAAGGTGAGGTTGATGATGGCAACCTTGATGACTTTTTCTCTAACCCATTGAGTATGTGATGACAGATAAACAATATTCAATCGATTTGCGCACTAATCATGGTTGGTTTGCGCGTCTGGCTTCCTTCTTTGTTGGGGGAAGACTCGTGACACCTGAACAAGGTTCACAATCAGGCGTTATCTCAGCGCAAGGCTCGCTTGGTGATTCTTCTGTAAATGATGAGCGAATACTCCAAATATCCACGGTTTGGCGTTGTGTTAGCTTAATTTCGACGTTAACGGCTTGTTTGCCACTGGATGTGTTCGAAACGGATAAACAGGGAAATAGAACCAAAGTTGATTTAAGTAACCCATTGGCTCGATTACTGCGATATTCGCCCAATCAATATATGACCGCTCAAGAATTCCGAGAGGCAATGACTATGCAGCTTTGCTTTTATGGTAATGCTTTCGCGTTGATTGAGCGAAATAAAGTGGGTGATGTGATTAGCTTGCTTCCTCTGTTGTCTGCCAATATGGATGTACGCATGGAGGGGAAGAATATTATCTATAAATATCAGCGTGATCATGAGTTTGCGAAATTTAAACAACATGAAATTTTTCATTTAAAAGGGTTTGGTTTTAATGGATTAGTCGGATTGTCGCCTATTGCTTATGCGTGTAAGACAGCAAGCACGGCCGTTGCGATGGAAGATCAACAACGTGAGTTTTACGCTAATGGGGCTAAGTCTCCTAAAATTCTGACAACGGGCGATAAGGTATTGAATAAAGAGCAACGTAGCCAACTTGAAGAGAATTTCAAAGAAATTGCGGGTGGTCCCGTTAAAAAACGATTGTGGATCTTAGAAGGGGGATTTCAAGCACAAGATATTGGTGTTAGTCCTCAAGATGCAGAAACAATGTCTTCCCGCAAATTTCAAGTCAGTGAATTAGCCCGTTTTTTTGGTGTTCCCCCGCATTTAGTCGGCGATGTTGAAAAATCAACAAGTTGGGGAACAGGTATTGAGCAACAAAACTTAGGTTTTCTTCAATATACCTTACAACCCTATATCTCCCGATGGGAAAACTGCATTGCGCGTTGGCTTCTAAAACCCCCCGAAGTGGGAAAATACCATGCTGAACATAACCTTGATGGATTATTGCGAGGCGATTCTACTTCACGCGCCGCGTTTATGAAAGCGATGGGAGAATCGGGGCTAAGAACTATTAATGAAATGCGACGGCTTGATAATTATCCTCCTCTTGAAGGTGGAGATGTCGCTTACCGGCAAGCACAATATTTACCGATTAACCAACTCAATAAAGAGCCTCACGAAAGTGGGGCTTAATTATTTATGGGGGTTCAATGCCTGATATTAGAAAAACACTGAATTTTGATGAAGCGGAAATCAAATTTACGGGTGATGGCACACAAGGCGTTTTCGAAGGTTATGCCGCTGTATTTAGTCATCAAGATTCCGATGGTGACATTATTTTACCCGGTGCGTTTAAGCATGTTTTAGATAAGCAAAAACAAAAAGTCGCTATGTTTTATAACCATCGAGTCTGGGAGCTTCCTGTGGGGAAATGGGAGTACATGGAGGAAGATCAAAAAGGATTACGAGTGAGAGGACAACTGACACCCGGTCATAGTGCAGCTCAAGATCTAAAAGCGGCAATGAAGCATGGCACGGTTGACGGGCTTTCTATCGGATTCGGGTGTCTGCGTAATGATTTTGAGCGAACACCTTCAGGCCGTATTTTTAAAAATATCTCCCTGTTACGTGAAATTAGTATTTGTACATTTCCCGCTAATGACCAAGCACAGGTTTCATCACTCAAGAGCATCGATGGGTTATTAACGATCCGAGATATTGAGGATTGGCTGAGAGAGTCAGCCGGTTTATCAAAATCAGAAGCAGTCGGTTTTATTTCCCGCTTCAAATCCGCTATTCGGAGTGAGTCCGATGACACTCAACAATCCCTAGTCGCATCCATTGTTAACCAAATTAATGCATTTAATCTGAAAGGATAGAATATGTCTGACTTAGCTATTATCCAAGAAGCCATCGAAGGATCACAAAAAAAGGTGCAAGAGCTCTTCGATGCACAGAAGAAAGAAATTGAAGCTACTGGCGCAGTTTCAAAGCAATTACAAACAGATTTAGTCTTAGTTCAAGAGGAGTTAAAAAAAGCCGGTGAACGTCTGTTTGATTTAGAGCAGAAAGGGGCAACGAGCGCTGATGATCCTAATACGAAAAAAGATTTTTCTGAGCGAGCAGCAGAAGCGCTGACAAAATCATGGAATGGGAGTCAGGCTTCTTATGAAGTGAAAACCTTTAATAAATCATTAGGCAGTGATGCGAGCTCAGCCGGAGTTCTCATTCAGCCGATGCAAGTACCGGGTATTATTATGCCGGGGATGCGTCGTTTAGTTATCCGCGATTTATTAGCACAAGGTCGTATTTCCAGTAACTCACTGGAATATGTACGCGAAAAATTGTTTACCAATAGCGCGGCACCAGTGAAAGAAAAGGCACAAAAGCCAGAATCTAATCTGACGTTTGAAAAACAAACGGCAAATGTGATCACTATTGCTCATTGGATCCAAGCGTCTCGCCAAGTGATGGATGATGCTGTGCAGTTACAGTCTTACGTTAATAACCGCTTATTGTATGGCTTAGCATTAGTGGAAGAGGAGCAATTACTCAATGGTGACGGTACAGCGGATAATTTGACGGGGATTAATCATGTTGCCACTGCTTATGATACCACGTTGAGTGCTACGGGCGACACGCATGCTGACTTGATTGCTCATGCCATTTATCAGGTAACAGAATCTGAATTTAGCGCCTCTGGTATTATTTTAAATCCTCGTGATTGGCATGCCATTGCGTTAATGAAAGATAAAGAAGGGCGTTATATTTTTGGAGGTCCACAAGCGTTTACTTCAAATGTAATGTGGGGATTACCTGTTGTTCCAACAAAAGCACAAAAACAAGGTGAGTTTACTGTTGGTGCATTTGATTTGGCGTCTCAAGTATGGGATCGAATGAATGCAGTTATCGAAGTGAGTCGAGAAGATCGTGATAACTTTGTGAAGAATATGCTGACCATTTTGTGTGAAGAGCGTTTAGCATTAGCCCATTATCGCCCTCAAGCCTTAATTAAAGGAACTTTCCCAACGTCTGGAAGAAGTGCTTAAGTAATAGGTCGGGGTAGGTAACTATCCCGTATTACATCATGAATATCTTAGATGTCATTCCTCTTTCTTTATTAAAACAGCATCTCGAATACAGCGGTGATGATCGCGATGAGCAGATTCTATTTTATGCACAAAGCGCATTAAATTATTGTTTGAGATGGTGTGATGAACCAGCATGGAAATCACCCGATGATATCCCTTATGAAGTGAAATCGGCCATGCTTTTGGTGCTGGGGGATATGTTTGAACATCGAACCAGCCAAAGTGAAATTCCGTTATATGAAAATAAAGCAGCAGAACGATTGTTACTGCTTTGTCGAAATTGGCGAGGTAGTTAATGGATCCGGGACGATTACGCCACACTATTCATATTCAAAAATCAGTATTAGCGCCCGATGCCATCAGTGGCAATGATGTGATTTGGACGGATCATGCGACAAAAGTACGTGCAGCGATCATGCCTTATCAAGGGCGGGAATATTTTCAAGCCCAACAAGTACAAAGTGAGGCCACAACACGAATTATTATTCGCTATATCGCTGACATTGATACTTCGATGCGTATTGTATGGGGTAAGCGACTATTTAATATTATTTCGATTATTGACCCTTATGAGCGTCATCGTGAGCTTCAATTGATGTGCAAAGAGGGCGTGAATGATGGGTGAGATTAAAATCAGTGGATTGTCTGAACTCGCTCAACGAATGCAAGACATTGCCCGTAAAACCAGAAATCAAAGTGCGCGTAAGGCGATGAATGCAGGCGCTTCGGCGTTAAAGCAGGAAATCAAACATCGAGTGCCGATCCTTAAGGAAACGGTGCCTCATCGACGCAAAGGCACCATCAAGCGCAATATTCGTTCTAAAACGAAAGTGCAGCGTAATGGACAAGTCAAAACGCGCATTTGGGTGAAATCATTATCGGGTAAAAAGGTGTCTGTCTTTAAACAGGTAACGGGAAAAAGTGCGGCATTGAATCCAAATGATCCGTTTTATTGGTGGTTTGTCGAGTTTGGTACCGCCAAGATGCCCGCACAACCGTTTATGCGCCCCAGCTTTGAAGCGAAAAAGGAAGCGACGGCTAAAGTGATTGTTCAAACACTCAAAGAGGATATTGAAAAAACAAGGTAGAGATCATGATACAGCAATTAAAAGAGACCCTTTCACCGCTGGTCGATGGAAGGGTTTTTTTTCAGGTATTACCTGAAGGCAAAAGGCATTATCCCGCCATTGTGATCCAGTTCGCCAGCATCACGCCTAACAGTGCGCTGGAGGATACAGATTTAGACAACTATCGTGTGCAACTTGATGTGTATGCGCCACAGCCACAACCCCTCATGGTCTTGCGTAAAAACATTGAGGCTCAGATTGTTGAGGCGATCCCATTTGCACAACGGGTGAATGCGGTCTTTGGGTATGAAGCGGATGTCAAATTGCATCGGCTTGTTCTCGAATTAATGATTTCATCAGATAAATAAGGAATGGATATGGCAAAGTCAAAAAACCATAAAGCGACGCCTTTCCTCGGCACGAAGATCTTTGTGCAAACCGGCTTAGGGGAGGCGATGACAGTGACGGAAGCGACGTTATCACCCGCAACCATTACCATCGCCAATAATAAACTGAAAGCGGATGACATGATTATGTTATCGGGTTTAGGGGAGTTAGATGGGCGTTTTCCCATTGCACAGGTTGATGGCAATAAAGTGACCCTGTGCGACGAAGTGGATTGGAGTGATAAAACGCTACCTACGGATTTTTCAAACGCCAAAGCACAACGTATTCAATGGTCTAATAATTTCTGTGCGGTAAAAAGTTTCAGTAAAGACGGTTCGACAACCGAACAAATTGATGTCACCACCATTTGCAGTGATGGCAAGGAATATGAATCCGGTGATACGGAATACGGCTCAATTAAATTGACCTTCTTCTTACGTTATAGCTCCAGTGATGTGCAGCGACTCTTGCGTAAATATGAAAACAGCAAAGAAAAATTTGCGGTGAAAATGGTATTAACACGAGATGAAGGCTCCATGTTTTATTACGGCTCTGTCGAAACGGGCATGAACATTGATGGCAGTGTAGGGCAAATGATGGATTCGGGGATCTCGATTAAATTGTCTGGCCGTGATTATTTGAATGTGAAGAAATAACCCTTAACTCACCTCTCTTATTATTTCTCATCTCCCTTCTCGATAAAAAATCTTAGGAGTGATTATGTCTAACGCTTTATTGCGAGAATTGGTGTTAAACCAAGCACTGAAAGTGACGCCTTTTACCTATTTAGACAACACCTTTTATGTTAAAGAGCTGGATGTTGGCACAATGAATTACATTCAGCGCAAACTTCGCCAAATTAAAATCAAGCTTGCCGAAGCGCAGGACATTTACTTAGACGAAGACGATCCCGAACAATTTAATGAGGCGATAAATCGTGTTTACGATGAATACGATGTCGCCAGAATGTTGGCCTTTAAGTTGTGTGATGAAAAAGGGGAACTGCTTTTTGATGCTGAAAATGAAGAAGACTTAAAAGGTCTTAATCGTCTAGGGCAAGGGTTCTCTAATGCGGTGTTTACGGCCGAAGCGGGGAACAGCGAAAAAAACTTGGAGACCGACGACAATTTCAATTGATATTGTCGTTGGCGCTGGGAAAAACGCTCGCGGAAATCGAGCAAATGCCCGAAAGCCACTTGTGTGAATATGAGGCCTTTTATCGTAAACAACCCTTTGGTTTATGGCGAGAGGATTATCGGATGGCACAAGTGGCGCATCTTCTCGCGATGATAAATCGTGATCCGAAAACGTCTCCGCCTGAATTGATGGATTTTATGCCGATGTGGAAGAAGAAAATCACGGAAGAAGAACTGTGGGATAATGTCACTGAGAGTGTATTAGCTAATCGATAGCCCCACATCCGTGGGGCTTAATCGTTAACCACCGCGAGACATTTTCTCAATTTTTTTATCCGTATTGTATTGAGAAAGGGCATAAACCGACCAGATAGCCGCAGGGATCCACCCAATTAAGGTGATTTGTAGGATAAGGCAGAAGATGCCAGCAAATGGGCGACCAATCGTGAAAAATTGTAACCAAGGTAGTAATAACGCCAGAATAAGTCTCATAAAACCCCCTCTATTATTCGAAATTTCAGTTTATCAATAATTAAAGCAATAGCAAATAACAAGGAATATTGCATTTATTCAGGGTGAAAGTTTGCTTTTGTAGTGTTCATACCAAGGATTGAATTTATGGCGGGAGCATTAGGTAGATTAAATATTGATTTGACGCTGAATACGGCAAATTTCACAAATGCGATCAACCGTAGCCAGCGCCAAACAGAACAATTTGGGCAAAGTATTCGCGTCAGCCTTCAAGCTATCACCGTGCAACAAGAGCGAATGGTATCGCAAACCGCAAAATCCTCGGCGCTTTTTGCCCGTTTTGCGAGTGTCACCGCAAGTGCATTATCCATTCATCAAGTCATTAATTATGCCGATAGTTGGACGGAATTACAGAACCGCTTAAAACTGGTGACAGAAAGCTCCGTTGAGTTAAATAAAGCCACACAAGCGGTTTATGATATTGCCCAAAAAACCTATCAATCATTGGATGCCACAGCACAGGTTTATCAACGTTTTGCGGATAATGCCGATCGCTTAGGATTAAGTCAGCAAAAAGTCGCTGAACTCACGGAAACTGTCTCAAAAGCCGTGGCGATTTCAGGAGCGAGTGCAACCGCAGCCCAAGCGGCATTAACTCAATTTGGTCAAGCATTAGCCTCGGGTCAGTTACGTGGCGAAGAGCTAAATTCAGTGATGGAGCAAACGCCTGCGTTAGCGAAAGCCATCGCTGACGGAATGAATGTTAGTGTGGGTGAACTAAGGAAGAAAGCCCAAGACGGTGAAATGACGATTGAAAAAGTCATTCAAGCCTTAGAACGTGCAGCCGACAGTGTGGATAAAAAATTTGCTACCAGCGTGACAACGGTTAGCCAAGGTTTTACTAATCTTCAATCGGCGATGACAAAATTTATCGGTGAAGCGAATCAAGGTACAGGTGCGACTCAGCTTTTTACCACAGGGATGACCACTCTTGCCGATAATCTATCGTTAGTCGCTAAAGTAGTCGAAGGGATCGCCGTCACGGCATTGGTAGCAAAACTCTCTCAATGGACGAAAGCCACTTATCTGAAAAATCAGACAACGTTGAATGAAGCCAAAGCCACATTACAGAGTGCAGAGGCAAACAGTGTGGCAGCAACCAGTGCCGTGAGGAAGGCATGGGCGGATAAAGAAGCCACCACATCGGCGCTCAATAGAGCCAAAATGGAATATCAAGTTGCTAGAGGCACTAACGCGGAAAAAATAGCACTTGATAACCTTATCGCCACAAAGTCACTCGCAAGAACAGCCTCTCTAAATTATACACAGGCATTAACCGCCGAAAACGTTGCTCAACGTGCATTAACGACCGCTCGGCGTCAATCAACGGTGGCGGGGCGAGCACTTAACAGTGTTATGGGATTCGCGGGTGGCCCTATTGGATTAGTGTTGACGGGTGTTGCAGCATTGGGCATGGGATTGTATGAATACAGCGAAAATGTCAAACAAGCCAAACTCGAATCGATTGAATTTGCCAATTCCCTTGATACATCAACAGAAGCGTTAAACAAAATGAGCAATGCCACATTAGTGGCGAATTTAAGTAAAGTTTCATCGGGCATTAACGCGCAATTGGAGAAAGTCGAGGAGCTTAAACAACAGGTCATTTCCTTACAAGGTCTATCAAAATACAGCGTTGAGAGTGAAAAGGCGTTTGCTGAACAAGGTGTGGGGGATTTATACCTTAAACGAGTGGCTGAAAAGCAAAAAGAGCTTGATGCTGCGATGGGGACATATGCAGAGCAAGTTAATAACTTAGAGCGTCAGCGAGCCAATATGCAAAATATGTTGGCGACACTCAAAGAAAAAGTGGGCGATCAAGCTCCGGAATATAAACGCTATGCCACTGAGTTACAAAATGTTGATGCCGTTATCAATTCACTTAAGGCGAGTTTAAAGAGTTTAGGCATTGAATATGAATCACTCATTGATATCACGCTTCAGGCGACAAATAGCCAAGTGAATGTCGCCACGGCGATTGCTAAACAGATTGATGAATCGATTGAAAAATCGCAACGTTCAGTGGCAAAAGCGCAAGCCACAGGGAAGGCATTAGCGAAATTAAATGCAGAAGATGTATTGGCTTCACGCAAAATTACGCCAGATATGCAAGGCTACGATAAGGCCTTACAAGCTGAAATTGAGGCACAACTGGCACTGCAAGCCAAACGGACGTATAAGCCCAGCCACAAATCAACCATTGATTATGCCAAGCAATACACCAAAATCTTAACGGAATTAGAGGAAAAACAAGCCTCACTGATTGCAGATGGACAAAGTATTCAGCTGTATGGCACTACCTCTTCCTTTAATGAATACACATCCGCATTAGCTGATATCAAACAGAATAAAGACAAGTTTGATGCCATCTTAAAAATCGATTCCAAAGCCATTGAGACGATAAAAGAAAAAGCGAAAGCCATTGATGATTTAGCTCGTGCTAACTCGGTTGCGCAATTTGCTTATGATCGCGGTAAAGAAATTGAGCAGATGCAATTTGAAACCACCTTGATAGGAAAGACACGCGCAGAGCAAGAAAAGCTTAATGCCCTTCGTCAGATTGATGTGCTGTATCAGCAAGCCAGTGTGGATTTAGGCGAAAAAGAGCTGGTGAACTTACAACGTAATGTCGAACTCACTAAACAGCAGATTGAGGAAGAGCTAAGGAAGCGAGAGGCCATGAAAGGCGATCCGATGGCGGGATTAAAACAAGGTTTATCGGATTTCAGTGAGTCGGCTATGGATGTGATGGAAAACGTCAGAAACGTCACCACCAATGCCCTTAATAATATGTCTGATGCATTAGCCGATTTTGCTTTAACGGGCAAAGGAAGCTTTAAAGATTTTGCCAATGCGGTGATCTCCGATATCACTCGAATGGTGATGAAAATGCTGATTTTCAAAGCCATTGAAGCAGGTGGGCAGGCAATGGGCTTTGATATGGGATGGATGAGCAAAGGGCATGCTTACGGTGGTTATACAGGGCATGGCGGGAAATTCGAACCTAAAGGGATTGTGCATGGTGGTGAGTTTGTTTTTACCAAAGAAGCGACGGCTAAATTAGGTGTCGGCAATCTCTATCGCTTAATGCATGCTGCGCAAGGTTATGCTTCGGGGGGCTTTGTGGGCTCTGTCGCAGGACGAATACCCGTTACACCACAACCGACGTTAGCCCGTGCGGGTAGTGTGCAAATGACAGTCGTTAATCATATTACGGTGACAGGAAATGGTGACGCTGTACTTGCGCAGGCAATGAAAGAAGCCGCACAACAAGGGACAGAAGCAGGCGCACAGAAAGCTCACGCGATGATGTTACAAGACTTTCAAAGTAATGGCGCAGCACGCAGAACATTAGGAGTTTAAATGTCTATTCTTGAATGGCCAAAAGAGGTGATCCCCACACAGGAAAACTGGCAATTATTGAGTAACAGCAAAACCTTTACCTCGCCATTTAATGGAGGTAGCCAGACGGTACGCTTTCCTGGAAGTCGTTGGCGTTGTGAGCTGACATTCAATAATTTAAATGAAGAGAAATCGCGCCAGTTAGAAGCGCTGGTGGCCTCATTGGATGGGATGTCGGGACGGGTCAAAATATCAAGCTGGATAAGAAAAGGGCGTTATGGGTATGGTTCGCCTCGTATTGCAATACCGAGCCAATTGGGACATCGGCTAGAAACAAAGGACTGGAAGCGCAATATGCGCGTGTTACAGCAAGGGGATCGTTTAACTGTGGGTAATGAACTCAAAATGGTGGTGGCAGATGTGGTCAGTGATAATCAAGGACGTGCCATTATTCTTATTTCGCCGATGTTAAGAACGTCACCTACCGTCAATGAAATGCTCGAGGTTGAGCGTCCTTTTGGAGTTTTTCGGCTCGTTGATAATGAACAGGGTAAATTTCAGCATCGTCGCTTGGGGTATACCAATATCACGTTATCTTTTGAGGAGGTGTTGTACTAATGCAATATCATCCATTTTCTGACGCCATGGTCAACGCGATTAATGAGGGGGCTTATATCGTCTTAGCCGCCAGACTCGATTTAAAATCAGGCGTGACCTGTGCGCATACCGGTGTTGGGCAACTGATTATTGCGGGGGAAACCTATTTAGGTGTAGGAAGTTTAGGCGAAATCAGTCAGCTAAAAGAAAATAAGACAACCAGTCCACCACAATTACAGCTTAAATTGGCCGGTTTTGATAAATCGCTGGTGGGGATGGTGATGAATGAGCAAAGTCGAGGGCGAGAAGTGCGGTTGATGATGGCCGCCATCGGTGAAGAGGGTAAACCGTTGCTTGCTGAAATCTTATTTGTTGGACAAATCACATCTATCAATGTGGTGTCTGGCGAAGAAAATGCCGTATGTGTTAATGTTTCTAATCGATTCGAACGATGGTCAATCGGGTTACCCGATAGATTCACTGATGAATCTTGGTCGTCAAGAAGGCAAGGGGATCGCATCTTTCGTTATGTTGCTCAAATGGCTGAACGAGCGATTTATTGGGGCAGCAAGAAAGATGCACCTGCATTTATTTATAAGTAATTGCGAAGGGGATAACATGGCTAAATCGTTATTCATAATCTGTTTTTCAATAATCTTATCGGGTTGCTCAGTGAAAAAAGAAATAGTACCTATCGGTGGTAGTAAAGCTGATGGTACGGTTCGTATGGGTTATACATATGGTGATAAATTCGGTGCTTTTGAAGTTCCTGTTGTTGATATAGAACGTGCAAACGAATTAGCAACAAAAAAATGTAAAACTTGGGGATATGAAGGCGCTGAAGCATTTGGTGGGAAAACTGAAAATTGTGGTATGAGTAATGGATTTGCATGTACAAGAATGAATGTTGCTATTGAATATCAATGCATCGGTGGTAAATCAGCACAATATTAGGTAATACAATTAGTTAATGATTTTTGCTTAATATGAGAAGTAGATGATAGTTCATATTATAAGCGGAAAGGATGATGAATGAAACAACCTAACTGGACACTCCAGTTACCAGAAACCATAAGGGTGGCGATGAGCCGCCCTTTTTCATGGGGCAAATTTGATTGTTGTATTTTTGCCTCTGAATGTATTGACGCACAATGCGGTTTCTCGCCAATAAAGCCTTATCTCAATCACTATAAAACCAAAGCCGAAGCCTTCAATCTTATCAAATCTAAATTTGGCTCCTTAGAGAAAGCCGTTTCACGCTATTTCAAATCCATTGAGATTGAACGCGTTCAGCGTGGCGACCTCGTATTGTTTAAAGGTGAGGACGGTGACAGCTTAGCGGTGGTTTGGGCGGGGCATTATTGGGGCGTAACCCCAGAAGGCGTGAAGCCAGTGCAGATTAACCCAATAAAAGCGTGGAGAGTGGAATAATGGGTGGGAGTGGTGGATTAATTTCAAAAGTCTTGGGTGCTGGCTTAATGATTGCTGGGCTGTTTAATGGTGGTGTTACTGCGGGAATAGGGATTGCTTTAATGTCGGCTGGTGTCGCAGTTCAAATGGCAGGCTCATTGATCTTTAAGCCTAAACTACCCTCCATGAATTATCGAGATACAGGTGAACGCAAACAGATGTTACGTTCATCGTCTGCCCCTGAAACCGTAATCATCGGAAAAATAGTGATATCGGGTTTGCTTTTCTTCGCAGAGGAAGAAACTGGCGAACAAGATGAAAATGAAAAAATCACATTGGCATTGGCACTTGCTGGACACCCCATAGAGAAAATTGGGAAGATTTGGTTGGGGGATGATCTCATTGAGACATTTGGTGATAAAGCCTCATGGGAATTACATAACGATAGGGAAGATGCCGATCCCTTTATGCTTAAAAATTGCTCGTCATGGAAAGAGGATATGATTGGTCGAGGTCTAGCGTGGTTACGTGTGACACTCACGTTTGACCAAGAAAAATTCCCCTATGGATTACCCAATGTGAAATGTGAAGTCTGGGGAAAACATCTGTTTGATCCTCGCACTGGGAAAACTGCATGGAGTAATAATGGGGCTTTAGTCATTTTGGATTATTATCGCCATTATTTAAAAGTGCCTGATACGGATATTGATTTTGACAGCTTTAAACAGGCGGCCGATTTATGTGATGAAAAAGTGAGTCTACCAGAAGGTGGATTTGAGTCGCGATATACCCTTAATGGTGCCTATGACTTAAATGAGAGTCCATCCAGTGTCTTGGAAGCAATGCACAAATGCATTAACGCGGAACCGACATTCACCGCAGGAAAACACGGTATTCAAATCGGCGCTTATTATGGGCCGGCAATAAAAACCATCACTGAATCACAGTTGATTGGCACCGTCACTTGTACCCCTGAAACAGGTTTAAAAGACGCGACCAATGCGGTGTATGGCACATTTATTGATGCCGAACAGTTGTACACAAAAACCGACTTCACGCCTGTGATTGTGGACGAATGGGTGAAAGAGGATGGCTTAGAAATTCGAGAGAATATCGACTATCGTTTTGTCACCAGCCCTTATCAAGCCCAACGATTAGCCCGCCAATATCTCCGCAAAAAGAAAGCCGGAAGACGGGTTCAACTCACGATGAACTTAGACGGCTATGCTTATCGTCCGGGGGAAGTTGTGCTTTTAGAACTACCCGCTTTGGGAATTAGTGGGCTGGAATTCCGTATTGCTGAATGGACCTTCCATGCTTTAGAAGGTGTCTCTCTGACATTAGAAGAAGATGGTGCTTATTTATATGAAGACGTCATTGGGAAACCTTTTGTTAGACCCCCATTCACTAAATTACCCACCGGCGGTGTAGCAGCACCTATTAATCTTACCTTTGTTCCACTTGCAGTCAGTGACATCGTGCAAGGTACGCTTTCTTGGCAGAATGTGGCGTCTGATGTGCGCTATAACACGGTCAATATTTTCCAGAATGGCAAGGTTATACAGTCTATTCAGGTGCCGGGTGAACGTGTTGATATTAACGGTTTAATGAGAGGCACTTATCGTGTTGAAGTCAGAGCAACAAATGTGGCTGGTGCGATGTCGGCACCCGCTATCAGTGATTTTGCTATCCAAGCACCGCCGGCTCCCATTAAGGTTGATGTTACTTCGGGAATGTTCAGCCTCACCGTCTCACCAAAACAAGGTGATAGTGCTGTCTTGGGTTATACCTTTGAATTTTGGTTTAGTGAGGAAAAACTCGCCAATCTCTCTGAACATGAGGTAATGGTTCATACTCATAAAGTAGGACAGGGGCATTACTGGACACAAGAAAACCTGAAACCAGGATATACCTATTATTTTTATGTCCGAACTTTAAATAGCTATGGTAAATCGCCGTTTGTGGAAGCTTCAGGTGTTTGCTCTGCTCAAGCGAATTTACTTCTTGATGAATTAGCGGGGCAAATCAGTCGAGATCAACTCGCGCAAGACTTATTGGGTGAAATTAACAGTAAAGCAAACCAAATCGAGATTACTGAATTACATGAGTTGATGAGGCTAAATCACGACAAGATTTTATCTGAGTTGATGAGGCATGGTGCGACAATTGAAGAAAGTGAAAAAAAACTGGAGGAGGTAGAAAAATTACTGGCTGAGCGGATTAACCAAGTTTCAACGGTAACAGAGGCTCAGGCCGCTGCAATTAAACAAGAGCAACAAGCACGTATTGAGGCTGATAAAACTGAAGCGCAACAACGACAATCCTTAGCCACTCAACTTCGTGGTGATTATACTGGCAATGATTTATCGAAAGTCACCGCAGGACTTATCTCCGCCGAGAAACAAGCGCGTGTTATAGGCGACCAAGCGGAAGCCAAAGCCAGACAGTCATTGGAAACACGGATGAATGGGAATGTTTCAGCGATTAATCAATCACTAGAAACCCTCACCTCGAAACAGCAAGCGCAAACGCAAGAGATTTCAACGCTCAATTCAACTCTTAAAGGGAAAGCTGATAGTAGTGCAGTAAATGCATTAAATACGCGAGTATCTAATATCGATGGCAAAGTGACGTCCGCAACCTCTCAGGTACAAACGTTATCCAGCAAATTAGATAAAGTGAAAGCCGATTTAACGGAGTCTGTGGTGGTGGATTTAGATTTATCTAAACTCAATGAAAATACCTATTATCCAGTTATTTTACCTTTAGTAACCTCTCGACGTTATGCCTTTAAGGTTTTTAGAACCTTAGGGCAATATTCAGACAATAAACCCAGCTATGCGACTCACAGCACTAAAGGCTTTGCCATGATTGTGGAATGGCAAGTCAGTGGTTCTGGATGGGGAACTCAGTCTGAAAATCGCATCATTGATAATTTTGATTGGAAATGGACAAATCAATCCCCTGTGATGGGACCCGCTCAATTAACGAATGGCTCTGTGGAATATATTTATTTACGGGGAGGGGCAAAATATCAGTTAACTAAACATAAAAGTGTTAACCATCAAATTATCACCAGCACTTATACCAACAACAAGCAATCGGTGGCACCGAAAGGGTTTGTGGCGAATGACGTGCCTAAATCGAGCGAACAGAAAGCCAATGCAACAGCGAATGCGGTAAATCAACTTGAAACCAAAGTGACAGAGGTTTCAGGTAAAGTGACTTCTACCGCCCAGCAAGTCACTCGCCTAGAAAGCCAAGTGGGTACAAGTTCAGCCAAAATCGAACAAACGTCGAAAGTGGTCACTGATTTAAATGGCAAAATCTCCGCATCATGGACAATGAAAGTCCAGCAGGATAGCAAAGGGAATAAAGTCATTACTGGCATTGGCTTAGGATTCAATGCGCAAGGAAATAGTCAATTTCTGGTTAATGCCCAAAACTTTGCAGTGATATCGTCATTAAACGGTAAAGTGGTGACACCTTTTGTTATTCAAAATGGACAAGCTTTTTTCAATGATGCGTTATTTAGCAAGGCTACCATTGATAAGCTTTTAGTGGGGAAAAAAATCATCTCCACGAATTATCAAGCAGGAAAACGAGGGTTTAATATTGATGGAAAAACTGGCAATGTAGAACTAAATAATGCCACGTTTAGAGGACGGATTGAGGGGGCTGATGGGCACTTCAGTGGAACAGTAGATGCGAAGAGGATTTTGGGAGATGTGTATTTTGCAACGAATAAAGTTATTTCGGGAACACCATTGAACAACAAGATATATCCAAAAGGAAAGCTTGAAACAGGATGGGTTAAAGCTATTGAAATAAGTTCTGATAATTTTGCGCGGGTATTAGATGCTAGATTAGCATGTGTTTTTGAAACTAAACCAGCCAGTAGAGGAGGTAATCAGTCAACACATGCATTTTTAGTGGGGGTTGATGATGGGAAGGGGGGAATAAAGGTTCTTGCAAGACAAGATGGCACTGAGCATCTTGTTAACGGTGTGAAAGTAACAATAATAGTTGATGATATTCCAATTCCGGCAACAGGTCGTGGAGGAAGTATATTTATCTATATGCGGGCGTATACAGTAAATATGAATCCCACCCCTGTTAACACTAACAGGAGTGTGAAATTTACATTTTCAAATACAAAGAGACTTGAAATATTCAAGGAAGGTTCAAGTTTAATTAAACCGTTAAACCATTAAACCATCGTGATTGTTTCTACTTATAGAAATATGTGGAGCAACAATTCCTGCTAAGAAAAGTAACGTCAAAATAATTGTGGATGCAAACTTTAATGATGGTTATTCCAGAATGGGGAGTTATATGATTATCGCATCACGTCATGTAGGAGGACGATTTAGTTTAAAAAAATAAAAGAAAATTAAAATAAAAATAAAAAGCCCCTTATTATGGGGCTATTCTTTTCTATTTACATTTAAATCTACACTTTTTACGTGATTTATTTGCTTTATTGTTTGAATAATAAGAATTTCTTCTTCTTCGCTATTAATAAAACCAGTAACAATTACATGTCCAATTTCGGTACGAATAGCCAATGATTCACTGTTAATATTGGGTGTTCTCTGTAAAGTTGTGCGGATTTTTTCAGTAATAGCTACATCACTCAATGTATCATTAATCTTTTTATCTAAATAGTTTTCATTTGAGTCGCTAAATAATGATGATTGTGAGAAAACATCGCTACTTATGAAGATTAAGCCTATAGAAAGTAGGCATTTATTTATAGGTTTCACCTTTTATGAGCCTTCTACAAGTTATTTTTACTACTTAATTTTAGTGTTATTAAGTATGCTTTTTAGCATGATATAGAATAAAAGCTGGTAAAATCATAACCTATGTTATTTTATTAATAAATAATAGAGCTTTTAAATAATATTTATCTATTTTCTTTTATCATGGTTTTATTTGGAAAATCAGCTTCGGATAATAATGTTTGTGGTGTAACACCTAAAATAGATGCTATGTTAATTAAGTATTCTAGTGTTATTTTTGTATGTCCATTTTCTATTCTAGAATAATGTTGCTGGCTTATTCCGAGTTCTCTGCTCATTTCGGTACCGGTTATCCTTAACTTCTTTCTACTTTGTTTTATTCTGTTTGCTACAATTAAATTAATATTATTCATTTTTATCTAATAGATAATTAGCCTCCTCATTAATGAAGAGGCTAAGATTTATATTACCATTCTAAATTCACACCAGCATTGTAAGTAACACCTTCAAAATTTCCAGTGTTAGTGGCAATACCTGCTTTTAATGCAACACTTTCATTTACACGATAACCAGAGCCAACAGCAATTGCTGTTTCAGAGTTATATCCTCCTACTGCTGCAGTAAAATTAAATTTCCCAACACCATAAGGTTGGAATAACCCATTCAATGCGGCTTGTGATGCTAAACCTCGATGCATTTCTTTTGCCACATCTCTAATATAATGCTCATTACTAACGATTTTACTCTCCAGTTGATCAAACCGCTGGTTATTGTTTTTCATCTCATTGGAGATTTTATTAATACTATTCGTATTGTTGGTAATATTTTGCTCATTTTTCACAATGGAGTTTGTGTTATTTTTAATTGCATTTGAGTTTTCAACAATATTCTTCTTGTTGTCATCTATTTGAGTTTTATTGTCAGTAATTCTTTTAGAAAGAGCATTATCTGCACTTTCCATTACAGACTGAAGATCTTTTAATTGCGCAACATTCACTGCGTCGGTATCTTTCGAACCCGCTGCAAGATTGGTTAATTGACGAGTATTTGCATGCTGAATAATTTCACCATTTTCATTAGTTACTGTATCATTACCAATAGAAATTGCGCCTTTAGTTGAAATATAGGTACTAAGCAATCCAGATTTTTCTGCTTGAAGTTTTTGTAACTCAGCATACTCCGGAGTACTGTTCAAAGCAGCAGAACGTTTTACTACTTCGCTTTGATATTGAGCGCGTAGTTCATTTATTTTTTTAGAATACTCTTCCCCCTGTAAGTTTGAATCATAGACTTCTTGCAGTTTTTGATTATATTCATTGCTTAATGAATAGTAAGCATTTGCAATTGGGTCAACGATTTTACTATATTCATTTATCTTGCTATTAAGTTCTTTCAGTCTTTCTTGGGTTTGAGCAGACATTTTTGCTGTTATGGAGGATTCATTACCTACAGTTTTTTCAGCGGATAAATATCCTACGTCACCTTTTACTCTATTCGCAACAGAGTCCAAACCTAATGCTACGGAACCCCAGCTTTGTGAGCTGGCACCAGAACCCAATGCGGTTGAGCTTTTGCCTTCTGCAATAGCCCCATTTCCTATAGCTGTTGTATAGGCATTATTCGCCTTGGCTTTACCTCCCAGAGCAACACTTGCAACATCAGTTGTTTGACTTGAATCACCAATTGCTATACCACCTGTAACGCTAATCGGGTTTTCAGTTGGAAATTTTTCGCGCCATTTTCCTTGTGATGCATTTTTCCCAATAGCAATACCACTTCCGCCAGATACTTTTGCGTTATCACCTAGACTAATAGCACTAGAACCATTGGTTAACGAGTTATTCCCAAGAGCAATTGCATTATTGCCCACGACATTAGATTTAGTACCAAGTGCTATAGAATTAGAGCCATAGCCTATTTTTGAATTTGCTCCAATAGCAACACTGTTGCTACCTTTTACAGCAGTACTATCATGTCCAATAGCAATGTTATTTTCACCAGATGCCTGAGAATTAGTTCCATTTGCAATACTATTTTTACCCAAACTTTCTGAGTGTAAACCTATGCTTATAGCCCCATATTCATTAGCTTTTGACAAAGTTCCTAATGCAGTTGAGTAATTCCCTGTAGCATTGGATGATGTTCCAAGCGCTGTACCATATGTTGCAGTGCTCTGAGCCCAATTACCGATGGCAGTAGAGCCTGCATGAATAGCCTTTGAGGCAGTACCATAGGCAGAGGAACCCCAACCTGTAGATAATGATTGATTACCCATTGCGGTAGCTGATTCATCAGTAGCTTTGGCATCAACACCAATTGCAGTTGATCTCCAACCATTGGCAATAGAGTTTTTACCAATTGCTGTTGTTCCTTCATATTTTGTCTTTGTATTAGAGCCAATAGCAATAGAGCCATCACTTGCCCCTCTTGCATCAGTAGTATTTTGATCAATATCGATATGAACGCCATTTCCGATTGCTATCGTGTTTGATCCTTTTATATTTAGAGGATTTGTTGCTGAATCACTATCATTAGAAGATACAACTATAGAGGATTGCTCTACTCCAGAATCAGTTATGAGAGATGCATTTACAGAACAAGAATATAAAGCAAATAAAATAGACGTATATAATATTTTGTATTTCATCATAAACCTCAAAATATAATAAGATTTATTATGTTATTTTTAATAACAATGAATTTTATTAATATTATGATAGGTTAATATATCTCTAGATATATTAATTAGTTTTAATATGAAAAAAATTATATATGTATGTAAAACTTATTAACACTCCTTTTTTGATTATCTTAATTTGATTTATTTCGATATTTTTTAACTATTTCAACTCTTATGTTGAATTTTTGCGGATATTAATAAATTAATAATATAAACGTCAAGATGTTTTTAGTTGTTAATTTCTATTGTTTTGATAGTTTTTGTCTATGTAAGTTGCTTTATTGATCGTTGTTGTCGATCGATATTACGGTTTATCAATTAGTTAATTTAATGGCTTATTTATTGTGAGATGATTGTTTTTTTATTTTTTTGAAATTTATTTTTAATGAAAAATGATATTTTTCAGCTTAATAAGTTAGCTCATATTTGTTTAAATAATTCCCCAAAAATAGATATGGAGTTATTTAAAATCAGCAGGTTAAAAATAAAATAGAATTATAAAAATAATGAATACTCATCCAGATAATTATAATGTATTTAACAAGTTACTTAATTATTATGGATATAATGCTACGCCATATGGGTTGGACAGAAGCCGCTGATTTAATCATTAAAGGTATGGAAGGCGCAATCGAAGCGAAGACCGTTACTTATGATT